GCTTCAAGAACATCAATTATTTTTGCAGCAATTTTCTCTTCAAAAATATTTTTGAATTTTGCTGCATTCTTTGTTTCTGCTAAATCTACTAGTCTAGGCATTTTGATTTCCTGTACCATCTTTGAAAAGTTGGGATACTTTCTTATTTATATCATTATTATCTTTAGAAGGCTGTTCTGAACCGTCGTCTGGCTGCGCTGCGGGAGCTTCTTGTTGCTGTATCTGCTGCTCTTCCTGTTCCTCAGCCTCTTCTTCCATCTGTTCTGCCATTTGCTCGATTTCGCTCTCGTCGAACTGAAGGACGTTTTCTTGAACCCAACGCTTCGAATAGAATTGACCAATATATGGCTGAACAGTGGCCAACATATTAAGCCTATTTTGTAATAACTCAGCATCTTTTAGTTCTGTGAAGTTATTGTCTTTAATAAAATCGTATCTGACTTGCTGTTTAAATTGATTCCACTCATCAAGAGTACAAATACCCTTAAGCGCCAATTGACGGGCTAACAGCTCATCAAATAATACCGAAAAGCGTGAACGAAGTTTATCGACGAACTTATCGAATTTTAACTCATCTCTTGTAATTTCATTAGAGCGACCTAATGAGAATCCTTGTTGAGATTCAAGTCTTGAGATAGGCACATTTAATGCTCTATAAAGCTTCTTTTCAAAGTATAAAACATCGTCCATCTGACCAAGATTTTGACCAGCTGGTAGAGTTGTAATTTCCGTAGACTTACCTTCGCCGCGACGTGGCATCCAGAAGTCCTCGAGCATTGACATATGCTTACGATCGTCGCGAATCTCGCCAGTACCTGAATCATAAACTAGTTTATTTCTAAACTTTGTCATGATATCTTTGAGATACTGTTCTGCCTTGATGCGTGGCATATTACCAACGTCGACATAAAACACACGACGTTCTGGTGCGCGAGATACGCGATAGATGACAGTTGCGTCTTCAACAAAACGCAACTGGTTCATAGGACGGATAGCTTTATGCAAATATGATAAGACCGTCGATTTGGCTGGATCAAATAAACCAGATGTTAAGTGGATAACCGAATCCTCGCTTAACTTAACGCCTCCAGCATAGCTTCCCAATAACTGTGGTGACTGTACGTTATTGTTTGTCAACTTTTCATTGTACAAATAAAACGTATCAATACGATCTATGACTTCTGTGCCGTTTTCTTTCTTTTTTGTAATATTGCGAATCTTACGAATGCGGCGTGGATCAACATAGATTAATTGTTTGATGCCAGCTCTTGGATTATCTGGATCAATAACAACGTGATAATATAAACGACCGTCTATATACCAACGTCTAAAAATATCTGATGCGAATGCACCAAAATCTAGAAGTCTTGTAATTTGTAAAAATTCTTGACGAATTAATTTCTTAATTGTATCTGGCTGATCGAGTTCATCAAGAACAATTTTAACAATCTCGCCGCGATTGTCATGAACGATTGCTTCATTAATAATATCTTCAATGGCGGTTTCCATTTCTGGCTGCATTGCCATTGTACGATATTTTGTAATTAAATCAATTTCAGTTCTATAGGAACCGTCTAAATCAACATAGATGCCATAATGAGCACCAGTTTGAATATTGATTGCACCATCTTCTAATTGTGGTGTAACTGGTGTTGGCGGTAACTGCTCGTTGTCTTCGTCACGAACAATTCTAAATCCAAATAACTTTATTGCCATTAAATTAACCTCATAATATTAAAAAGAGAGGAGAAAATCTCCTCTCTGCGTCATCAAATTAAAGAGTAGGTATACCCGATGGTAAGTAGTATTGATATGCGAACGTCACGCTAAATTCTTCGAGCTGGTCATTTGATTGCCAGTTCAAATCTATATTGCTAATACTTGTTGGCCACATTCCTACGAATTGATATTGCTTGATTGCTGTGCTATCTTTTGCATATTGTATGACTGTCGCATTTACGCCATATCCATCATCAACAGTTTCTGCAGTGGTAGCTCTCTTATTGCCGACTGGTCCATTAATATTTGAGTGCCACTCTTCCATTGCATTTCTAATGAGGAAGTCCTCATCATTAATGATTTGAATTGTCCAATCACCATAAGTACGATTTCCAGCTAATTTGACCTCACGACCAAAATAATATGCTGGAGTCATTCCAATCGTCGACTCAGGTAACTGAGCAGCGTTACACATAAATGTAAGTTTTTGTCCAGCAGCGCCTGCATTACCAACGTATCCTGGTAAAATTAACGATACTTGGAACAAATTAGGACGTGCGCCGTCACCTGTTAAATTTGCTCTAAATTGATCTACATTAAAAGCCATTTGAATCTCCTAGATATCAATTATTTATTAGAATTTACCAACAACTTCATCGAAGCTAACTCCAGTTCTTACGGCTACGAAATTGAGCGTAATGAAGTTGATACTTCTAGCTGGCTGAATGTAAATATCTCCAACAAATTGATTGGCGTCAACAACTGCTGGTGTATTATTTGTCGAATCGCAAACAACCTTATAAGCATAGATACCACGCTGAGCCTGTACCGTTCTTAAGAATGGGTCGACTAATGCGATAAACTGCGCTCTTGTAAAATCATCATTAAATTCGAACAAGCTTTGTTTTGCAGCAGCCGATATTGTTTTCTCAAGAACAATAAAGAGCCTACGAACATTAATTCTATCAAATGCGCTTGGGCGATTTTGCATTGTCTTATCACCATAGAGAACTGTTCCTTCTCCTGGGAATGATACGACAGGGTTTACGCCAGCTTTATAAAGTGTATCGCGAGCTGCTTGATTTGGATTAAATGCCAACTTAACAACATTTTTAACGACGCCACGTTGTAATCCAGCAGGAGACCACCATGGAGCCTTTATGGTATCTGTATATGCACAGAGTCCTGCCATGTCGCCATTAAGTGGAACCCAACGATAAACATCATTATACTTATCATACATATATTTCCATCCGCTATCTGCGAAGGCATAAGAGCTGTATGAATTTAATGTAGATGTAAAGTAATTTGAAATAGCAGTTGATGGACTTTGTGGATCTTGTGTCACGCTCAATGATGGTGAAACGAAAGCCATACAATCTTTTCTTGCAGCAGCAAGATTGATTGCATATGCCTGAACCACTGGATCAGCATCTGCTGTCATTAGTAATGAAATGTCAATATTTTCTGGATTATTAAAATTATCTAATGCAGTTTCAATGACACCGTTAGTTATAGTTCCATCAAATCCTCCGTTGAAGATTCTATTATTAGCAACATTATCTTTACCAATTACAAGACCAGGAGTGGTCGTTAATGCGCCCCAACCCACTGTATTGCTTGTTGGATGTCCTGACCATAAAATCCAATTTGATTTTCTGTAAAGAACTTCTTTGTAATAGCTACTTGATCCATCAACATTTGTTCCATCAGCCAATACAGAAAGACTGGTGTATGTTTCTAGAACTGTATTTGCATATCCACTGATCAATCCAGTTGTATCGACAACCGCAATGTGAATTTCATCATTTACATTCGAATTTCCAGTTACATTATAAGCATATGCTGATGTTCCTGGAGCATAAGGGAATAAATGTTGGAACTGATATAATGGATCAGGAATTGAATTAACACCAATGCTGCTTCCAGTTGTTAATGCAAGCGATAGTGCTGTATTAAGAGTTGCGATGTATGTTACAGGATCATAAGCAATAATTGCCGCACTATTAATAGCGCCAGCAGAACCAATTCCTGAAACAACCTTTAGTACGCCACCGACGTATGCATTATTTGTTGTACTTGCCTGGAATGTTGCAGTGTTAAGATTGACAGTAGTTACTGTTGTTCCATTGATAACTGCTGAACCATTAGCAGCATATAGAGTTCCTGGAGAAACACTAAATGTTGGATTTCCGTTTGCATTAAATGCAGCAGCAGATGGCCAAACAACAACTTGTAACGAGTTACCTAGTGCGCCAGGATATCTTGCAGTAAATGCATTGTAAATATTTCCGCTGCTGCCATATCCATTAGGGCTGGTATTGCTAAAATATGCCTGTTCATTAGGAATAACTACTGTTCCCTGGAAGGATGCTATAACTGTTCCAGAGGCGAATGCGTTCTCACTGAGAGTTATTGAATTAGGAGATCCTGGCGTTACTGTAAGAACTGTTGTCTGAGGGGGAATTCCTGGACCAACAGCAACCATTCCTTGTTGAATAGAAGCAACAGAAGCAGTTGTCGTAACAACTGCGCTTCCTGCGGTCGTTGTAACAGAATTAACTACATTCGCGCCAGTTGATGCATTGTATGCACCATTTAATAGCGCACGAACGATCTGAGAATTACCGCCATATGATAGAAAGCTTGATGCAGTAAAGAAAGAGCTTGATGTGTTTGCGTCTGGAGTTCCAAACGTTGTATTTAAATTCTGCTCAGTTGAGATCTGAATTGGTGTATTTGCAGGACCCCAATTGAAAACACCAGCAAGTGCTCCAATTGATGTTGATACGGCAGGCGTCGAAGCTGTTAAATCTATCTCATTAACCTGAATGCCTGGTGAAATTTGAATTGCCATGTTTTTCTCCTAAACGATATAGGCGGAGTCGAATATTCTTAGAGTATTTATAAAAACAAAGTTTTATCAATCATACCAATTTTTGTATATGTCTTGAAAGGGAGTTCTGTCATCACCTTCGCCGACGGTTTCCCAAATCATTCCTAAACTTCTATGATATTTAGGGTTTTCTATTTCTATCGAACTGGTGAGAATGGGTAGAGGCATTTCTTCCTCCATCTGCCTCATTTTCTCATCATAAAGCCTCTTACGAATGTCAAAATTGGTTAATTCTTTAAAATAAGCCTGAGAAGTTAGCCACGCAAAGAGAACACAACACATCGCTAGATCGTCATGAGCTCCTTCTTCTGCGGCATAAGTTCCATCTCGTTTGAGAATAAAGGTAGACAATTCTTCAATAACATGGAAATCTTGAACTTCTAGCCGTTGATTTTCTATAATTTCTTTTAGAGCATTGCAGCCTTGGCGTTTTACTCGTTTTGTCGTTTTAATTCCAAGCTGTTTGGCTCTACCTTGAGTTAGATTAAATCTCCCATTAGCTTCTTCGCCATGGAACATATTATCATATTCTAGCTCAGAAAAGATTAAATCCGCAACTTGCGCTCCTACATCATTATTTTCTATTAACAAATAAGCTTCATTATAATGTTTTGCTGTTTGGAAAATGGGATTAGGAAATAACATAGGAGATATCGTATTATTTCTATATTTGGCGACGACTTTAAATGGATCAGAAGAAGTGTCAAATACCACAAAGGCTGAATAATCTAAACCTTGACCTCTGGAAGAGTCGACTGATATAACATAAAAATGTTCTGGTTGGGGATCTTCATAAACCTCAAGTCCCTCCATCAATTCTCTCATCGGTCTAGCAAATACCATATTCTTGAGAGCAGCTGCCGAAATTAACGTTCCAGCGCTGCCCAAGAAAGTACATTCCATTTCTTGCAGATACTTTTGTTCGCCTAGAACTTTTTTCTGCTCAGCCGCCCATTTATCTGTGCGACCAGGGACTTGCCTCCAATTTGCTTCTATTCGTTTAAATCCATTTACATCATTTTCAGATTCTTTCCACATCTTATAGAAGTGGTTCATACCATTCGGAGTAGAGGAAATTAGAACCTTAGATTCTCTACCAGAAGTAATAGTAGGATAAACAGAAGTAAAGAATTCTTCTGCTACATTGTTTGGGACGAATGCGAACTCATCAAGATACAGGAATGAAATTGTGTATCCGCGAGCAGCAGATGATGAGGTCGAATCAGCAAGAATCCTACAATTATTTTCTAATTCAATAGAACCTTTATTCCATTCTTTTACGCCTTGCTGTAACCACAAAGGTAATGCTTCATAGGCTAGTTGAATTCTGCCTAAAATTTCTCTAGAAGTTTTTGCTTTGTTTGCGAGAATGGCAACGAACTTGTCTTCATTAAATAAAATATACCAAAGCAGATAAGCTACAACGGTGGTGGTCTTACCAACCTGACGACCAGCTTTTACGATAACGAAACGATTATTGTGAATATTCTCAATGGCTTCTTTTTGAAACGGATAAAGATCAATTGGGACGAAACCTCTATCCAGAGTTATAATCTTAACATAGTTCTGAGCAAAGTACACTGGATCTTCGCGACACTTGATATACTCGCGAACATCTTCTTGACTCAAAGAAACTGGAACGCCAACTTTCTTTAAATTTGGATTTCCTAGATAACTGCTTTTCTTTTTACTTACTGGATTCATTCTTAATCATCTTTAAGAGTTCAGCAGTAGAACCATTGAAAATAACTGCTTTGTCAATATTAACATTATTTTCTTCTTTAGGTTGTAAATCTTGTTTTGCTTTTTGAAGATTAACTAATTTGTCTGTAAGATCAGCAACATTTTTAATTAAATTACCTGCAACTTCATATGCTCTTGGATGCTGCATTTCATTGGCGACCTTTAATGCATTGTCTACAGCAGTTGTGCCTTTATCTATTAAACTATAGAGATTAGTTCGAACGTGCTGAATGTCAGTTTCTTTCTCGTCACTAGAAGAGATTAATTGATATGTTTTGGGTTCTTCAGATTTTGTTTCTATTGGAAAAGTATCGAATACTTCTGCCAACGTATCTTTTTCATCTGTCATAATATGTATCGCTTTTATTACTCGAAGTCTATAATGTTTTCGGTAAATCCAAAATCATCCCCAATATTTGCTGTAATTGGATTTGGTGTTACTGTTAACTGTTCGACTACTCCAACTTCAGGAGAATAATTTATAATTCCATAATCTGCTCGAGAAAGACTGCCAACAACATTAGCATTGAGATTAAACATATTTCCTTGTTGGTTTGTCACCACAAGAACATTTGAGGTATTATTCCATGATACAACAGTCGCTCTAACTAATGCGTCTGGTAAATCTACTCCTTGATATACAGTTTCTCCAATCTTGTATCCACCGAATCCAGAATTCAGATTCAATGTAATTTCTGCATCTGGAGATCCTGTGTAAAAATGAGAATTGGCAATAGCAGTTCTGATGATACTTGATGTACTGATTGGACCAAAGAAATAAGTTTTCATCTTAAAAGTCAAAGTCCAGATAAGAGTTCTTACTGTGGTTTCTGCAGGACCTTGATAAGATGGTTCGTATTTTATATCTTCTAAAATAATAGGAACATCTCTAGTGATGTTCATTTCATCAACAAAACTCATAGATATAGTATAGTCTGGATTGAAAAATGGTAATATCTGTTCTATAATTTGTGTTCCGTCTTCAACATTACGAACATAAAGATTTAATTCGAAATCTAAATTATAAGGTACGCCTTGGTATTGTTTATTTGCTGCTGTTGAACTTCCACTAATTCCGCTACTAGATGACAAATAGGAAGAAAGCTTTCTCGTTGGATCATATGCAATATTAGTCATCTCAAAGGACATTCTTGGTAGAAGTATTTGAGTTGGTTTATGTAAATCTTGATTTCCCAATAAACGTGTTAGGAAATCTTCTTTACCAGCATATGTCAACGGAACATTAATTCTACTAATTTCTGTTGTCGTATTTGCTGCATACTTAATCATCTCAATATTATTGAAGATGCTTCCAAAAGCAATAACATTGCGCCTAATTGTTCTATAGTAAAATGGTTTTGCGCCTAACATGTAGATTTCTCAAATGATTTAATTAATTATTTAGGTATTCTCAAATACTATTATATGTCCAGAATTTGATTCTATGGATGTAATTTCTGTCAGTTCTGCGCCATCACCTTCGCGCAATTCATTTCCATTCGCCAAACATGTTCCTTTGATGACATACAAGTATCCTTTATCGGAGCTGTATGAGCCATTTAAAATACCAGCAGATATTTTTACTTCCGATTTTAGAACAACATCGATAACACCAAACTCTAACGATTTATTAATAAGTTCATAGTAAGCAGGAGCTGTATTCTTTTGTTTTGGCTTTAGCCAGATTTGAAGATATCTAGCTGGAGCAGGACTTATACATTTCTCAGTATGCCATATACTAGAACCACACCACATATGTTGAATTTGACCTGGTTTAGCTTTTGCTAAATTTCCGCAAGTATCCCAGTGTTCCAATTCACCCTCAACCATGTAACCTAAAATATCTAGATTATTATGCTCATGTTTAGGG